CTGGTTGCTACCGATCTGCTGGCTGATGACTTCATCGAGGCCCTGCGGAACGCTTCCCCTGTGGTTGGCCTTGGCGTTCGCACCCTGACCGGCCTGGTCGGTGCCGTGCCAATCCCCCGTCGCTCTGGTGTTCCCAGCGTCTACTACCTGGCAAACGAGACCACCGCAATCACCCAAGGTGAGTCCACGTTTGATCAGGTGACCATGTCACCTAAGAACCTGGCAGCACTGTCCAAGTACAGCCGCCAGACCCTGCTTCAAGCCACTCCTGGCATTGAGGAGCTGGTGCGTCGTGACCTGACTGATGGCATCAACGCTGCTGTTGATTCCGCAGTGTTGAACGGCTCCGGTTCTTCCGGTCAACCCACCGGCATCCGCAACACCAGCGGCATCGGCTCTGTGGCCATGGGCACCAATGGTGGCGCTCTGACCCTTGAGAAGGTCGTTGATCTTGAGACTGAAATCACTCAGGACAACGCTTTCGGCCCAAACATGGCATACATCACCAACGGCAAAGTCGTTGGCGGGTTGAAGAAGCTCCGTGCTGGGGGTTCCACCACTGGCGATGGTTCCTTCCTGTTCAACGCTGATCTTTCGGCCATCGGTCGTGGACCTACCCCGTTGAACCTGAACGGTTACCCGCTGGCAGTGACCAACGCTGTGCCTTCCAACCTGACCAAGGGTTCTAGCTCTGGCGTTTGCTCTGCTCTGGTTGCTGGTGACTTCAGCCAGGCCATGATCGGCTTCTATGGCAACGGCCTTGAGATCACCGTGGGCACTGACTCCGATGACTTCAGCAAGGCTCTGACCTCGGTTCGCGGCATCATCACCTTTGACGTTGCTGTTCGCCAAGCCTCTGCCTTCGCTTCCATCGAAGACATCACTACCGCTTGATAAGGAGAGGGGGCCGGCAACGGCCCCTTTTTTTTCTCATGAAAATCACTTGCACAAGAAACGTGATGGCGTCTGGCACGGCCCTTGAGGCTGGCCAGACTTATGACGTTTCTGACAAAGACGGTGCCATCCTTATTGGTATGGGCAAAGCCGTTGAAGCTGCTGAGGAAAGCAGCACTGAAGCAAAACCCAAGCGCCGGAGGGCCACTAAAAATGTCGACAGCTAGTGTGGCTGGGCGTGCAACCGTTTTGGACCTTGCGCCAAACGATGTTGTAGCCAGCAGCTCAAACGAAACAGGGGTTGATCTGTTGCCTTATGAGGGCAGCATGATCTGCGTTCTTGATGCAGAAGCCGGCGGCAGCGGCATCACCTATGCCGTGAAGATTCAGGACTCTGCAGACAACAGCAGCTTTACTGACCTTTCAGGCGCTGCCTTCACTACCACCACAGCAAACACTGCACTGGTTGAAAAGCTGGTTGTGGACATTGATGATTGTCGCCGCTATGTGCGAGCTGTTATCACTGTTGCTGGTGGCAGCGGCGCTGGTGCAGTCAGCGTTAAGGGAATCGCGTTTCCTAAGTACGGCTGATGGCATTTGATGCGCTCGCTGATGATCTGGGAGTTTTCCTAGGTGACTTCAATGTGTCTGCAACGTCAGGCGCAACGACGGCGAATGTCATTCTTGATCAGCCAAGTCAAGTCTTGGCCGGTGACATGGTGCTCAGCACTGACTACCAAATCACCGCCAAGGCTTCTGACTTTGGCACCCTTACAGCTGGCACCAGCATCACCGTCGATTCTGTTGCCTACACAGTGCGTGAGACACGCCTGATTGATGACGGACTGCTTTGTGAGATCTCGCTGCAGAAGACATGACGACGCTGCGCGAAAACATTCTTGATGACATCGTCAGCAGCCTTGCTGGCACAACTGACGTTGGCACGCGCATCTACAGAAGCCGAGTGGTGCCGTTGCAACGTGGTGAAAGCCCTGCGCTGGTTGTTGAGGCGATTAGCGACACGCCTGAGCAAAACACCAGCCTGCCAACTCTGGACTGGTCGCTCACAGTGCGTGTGTCTGTGATCGTGCGAGGAGACAAGCCTGATGAAGTTGCAGACCCGATTGTTGAGAGTCTGCACAGCAAAATCATGGCTGATCTGACGCTCGGCGGATACGCAATCGACGTGCAGCCTGGGACGACAACGTTTGAGATGGTTGACGCTGATCAGCCAGCTGGTGTGATTGGTGTGGAGTATTTAGTGCGTTATCGCACTAGGCTCGCTGATCTCACACAAGGACCCTGATTACAATGGAGGACGTAAACCTTGGAAAAGGCGGAACTTATCTGCTTGATCCAAAAACCGGGGAAAGGAAGCTGCTCCAGCGGACTCAGCCGGCTCAACCTGACACCACTAGCACTGAGGTTGTAACCGATGGCACTGAGGACGAGTCAACGCCTACTTCTGGCGAAGATTGAAAGCAGCTATGGCACGGATCCCACCCCGACTGGGGCAGCAAACGCGATCCTAGTTCGCAGCCTTGAGATCAGCCCTTTTCAGTCTGACGCTGTTGAGCGTGAGCTGATTCGCGGGTATATGGGCAACTATGAAGTGCTTCACGCTAATCAGCGCGTTGAGGTGACTTTTGAGGTTGAGATGGTTGGCTCTGGCTCAGCCGGCACCGCCCCTGCTTTTGGCCCGCTGCTCAAGGCTTGCGGCAACAGCGAAACTATCGTGGCCAGCACCTCGGTTACCTATGCCCCGGTGAGCAGCAGCTTTGACTCTGTCACTATCTACTTTTTCCAAGATGGCGTCCGCCAGAAAGTGACTGGCGCTCGCGGTTCGTTCTCTATCTCCGCAGAGATCGGTCAGATTCCGACGATCAGCTTCACGCTGGTTGGTATCTACAACGAGCCGACAGACGTTGCAAACGCAACGCCGACGTATCAGAACCAAGCCAAGCCGGTGCTGTTCAAGAACGGCAACACCACCAGCCAGCAGCTGTTCAGCTATGCCGGCGCGGTGCAGTCGTTCAGCTTCGATCAGAACAATCAGAGCGTCTACCGCGAGCTGGTTGGCGGCACCAAAGAAGTGCTGATTACTGATCGTCGCCCTGGCGGCAGTATTGTTCTGGAAGCCGTCACGATGGCAACCAAGAATTATTTCACCAGCATCACGGGCTCTGCTACTGGAAACAACACGTTCCAGCACGGTCAAACTGCTGGCAACATCTTTACTTTCAGCGCACCTCAGACTGATTTGTCTGCTGTTAGCTACTCAGATTCTGATGGAATTCAGATGCTGAACTTTGACTACACAGCAACCCCGACAACATCTGGGAACGACGAATATAGTTTGGCCTTGACCTGATGCGCTAGTTTTAGGGCGAATTATTCCTTTTATGGGATTCGTTCTTAAAAAGTCCAACACCTACAAGTGGCCCGTTTCTGTGGATGTCCCTATCGATGGGGGCAAACACGAGCGGGTCACTTTCGATGTTGAGTTCAAAGACCTGACGCAAAGCCGTCTGCTGGAGATTGCTGAGCTAAGCGGTGAAGGCAATCTGTCTGACGTTGAGATCGCCCGTGAGGTGATGTCAGGTTGGGCCGGCGTTGAGGATGAGGACGGCAAGGAACTGCCTTACAGCATCACCAAGCGTGACGAGCTGCTTGACGTGCCGATGATTGCCACGGCAATCGCTAGCGCGTACTTGGACAGCAAGCGCGGAGCTAAGCGAAAAAACTAGAGGAGGCCGTTGAGTATCTATTCAGCGGTCCTGATGACAAGTCAGAGCTAATGGCTGATGCCAAGGCGTTCGGCTTGGCTTTGCCTGAACCTGATGCGCCTGAAGACTTTGAGATTTGGCAAGACAACTGGCCTGCTGTTGAGATGTTCTTGCGTTGCCAGACGCAATGGCGCACAACGATGTCAGGCGTTTGTGGGCTGGACTATTCAGCTGTTGAATGGCTGTTTAGACTGTATGAAGTCGAGGACCAGCCGACCGTGCTTGAGAATTTGCAGGTCATGGAGGCTGCGGCGGTCAAGATCCTGAATAAGGAGAGCAAGTAAATGGCTGCCAAGTTTGGTCTGTTAATCGACGCCAAAACTAAGGGCGAAAACAATATCAAGCGCCTTGGCAACTCCATGCAGGGGGTTGAGGGCAAGGCCAAGAACCTTGGCATGGCCGTGCGTGGCGTTGGCAGCGCGTTTAAGGCGTTGTTTGCTGCTGCTGCTGTTGCAGGGTTTAGCGCGTTTGTAAAAGGTGCAATTGATTCAGCTGATGCTTTTGGCAAGCTCAGCACCAGGACAGGCATTGCGGCTGACAAGCTGCAGGCATACGCCAACGCAGGCAAGCTGGCTGATGTTAGTCAGAGCGACCTTGAGACAGGTCTGCGGACGCTGGCACGCACGCAGGGTGAGGCGGCTGATGGCGTAAAAACCTACTCAGAGGCTTACGCAAAGCTGGGGCTGAGCGTTAAGAAAGCAGACGGCAGTCTTAAGCCTTCTGATCAGTTGCTGGGCGAGATTGCAGACAAGTTTGCAGATCTGCCCAATGGCCCAGAGAAGGCAGCTATTGCAATGGACATCTTCGGCCGTTCTGGCTCAAAGCTGATCACGTTGCTGAATGGTGGCACTGAAGCTCTTGAGCGTTTCAACTACGAAACCAGCGAGAACTTTGCGCAGAACGCAGAGTATTTCAACGACCAGATCTCAATCCTGCAGATTCAGTTTGAAGGCTTCAGGATGCAGCTGGCTGACGCACTGCTGCCTGCATTGAACGCCATTCTTGAGGTGTTCAGCGATCTGTTTGACAGCGGCACTGATTTTGGCCCGTTGTTCAAAACCATTGAGGTCGGCGTGCGTGGTGTTGGCGCGGTTGTTTTAGGTCTTGTTCAGTCAATGAGGTTCTTCACAAGAGTCCTCACAGATTTGGTGGCCATTGCAAACCTTGTCAGGCAGGGCAAGTTTGGCGAGGCTCTAAATGTTGCTCAGGTTGGTTTAGAAGACACGCGCTCGCAGTTCTTCAAGGACATGCAAGCGCAGCAAAAGGTTTTGTTTGGCTCTTCAGAGGCTGGGGCTGGTTACTTCCAACGCACTGCTGGCGGATTTAGTTCTGTTCAAATTGATTCTGGCGGCGCGCTCGATCAAGCGACTGACAAAACAAGTAAAAATACTAAGGAGATGTCTGTTGATCTTGCCATTTTCTTGGCAGATCTTGAGGCATCTGTGGCGGCTGCAGATCAGTTAGAAGCAGAGCAATTCGCTGCTGGCGCTGCAATAGCTGAGCAGCTGAATCAGCAAGATCAGTTAAACGAGTCAACCGACAAGTACAAGATCACGCTTGATCAAATCAAAGACACGCTGGCTAATCAAATGACCAGCGCGATTGAGGGTTTGATTGACGGCACTAAGACTCTCGGTCAATCGTTGTCTGGCCTGTTGCGGACGTTTGGCAGCATGTTTTTGCGAGCTGGCATGGGCTCGTTTATTAGCAACATTTTCCCCAGCGCAAAAGGCAACGTGTTCGCTCAAAACGGCATTGTTCCTTATGCCAAGGGTGGTTACATCGGCCGGCCAACAATGGCGCTTATGGGAGAGGCTGGCCCAGAAGCAGTGCTTCCCTTGCGCCGTGGCCGTGGCGGTCGCCTTGGTGTTGAGACTTCAGGCGGTGGCGTGGGTAGCGTGACAGTCAATGTTGACGCTACAGGTTCTGCTGTTGAAGGTGACGACGCTCAGGCGTCACAGCTGGGCAAAGTCATTGGCATTGCTGTGCAGCAAGAATTGGTCAAGCAAAAACGCCCTGGTGGTCTCCTCGCAAGCTGATGGCAACCTTTCCTTCTATTGACCCTGACTATGGTGCGCAAAAAGCGAGCGCGCCGATTGTTCGCAAGGTGCAATTCGGTGATGGCTACGAGGCCAGGCTGAAGTACGGCATCAACCAAAATCCAAAGGTTTGGACCTTGTCGTTTGTCAATTTGACAGAGGCTGACTCTGACACCATTGAGACGTTTCTCGATGCTCGCGCAGACGATTACGCCTCGTTTGACTGGTCGCCGCCAGATGAGACAAGCACATACAAATGGGTATGCGAGGAGTGGACTAAGTCGATTCCATTTGCGAACCGCGCCACAATTCAGGCAACGTTCCGCCAAGTCTTTGAACCGTAATGGCAGTTGCAGCTTGGGCCGCTAGCACCGCATTTTCTGTTGGTGACATTCGACGTGCCACAACAGAACAGGCGTCTGGCTTGTTCTTCCGATGCACAACAGCAGGAACCTCAGCGTCGTCTGAACCCAGCTGGCCGACAGATATTGGCAGCACGATCACAGACAACACTTGTGTCTGGACGGCGATTGCTTCTGCGTATGAGGAGCTGGCCAAACTCAATCCCAGTGCAATCATTGAGCTTTTTGAGGTTCACTTAGACAACACGCTGCACGGCAGCACTGATGTTTACCGCTTTCATGCAGGCGCTAACGCAGCTATAGACGGCAACGTTGTTTTCAACGGCAACGCCTACACCCGGATTCCAGTCAAGGCAGACGGCTTTGAGATGACGAACACGGGAACGCTGCCGCGACCGACGCTGACGATCAGCAACCTTGACGGCACCATGACAACGTTGCTGTTGCTTGTTAACGCCACTACTGCGGGCAATGACCTGGGCGGCGCAGAGGTTCGCCGGATCCGGACGTTAAAGAAGTTCCTAGACGGTGAAGCGGCGGCTGATCCAAACGCGAAGTTCCCTGATGAACGCTGGTTTATTGATCGAAAGGCGAATGAGTCACGGGACAGCGTGACGTTTGAGCTGGCAAGCAAATTTGATCTTGCGGGCCAGAAACTGCCAAAGCGTCAGATCGTGGCCAACGTCTGCCAGTGGGTGTATCGCAGCAGCGAATGCAGCTATACGGGCACCGACTATTACGACGTAAACGGCAATGAGGTGGACACAGAAGCGCAGGACGTTTGCGGCAAGCGGGTCGAAAGCTGCAAGCTGCGGTTTGGAAACACCGCTGAGCTGCCGTTCGGATCATTCCCTGGAGCTGGACTGACTCAATGATGAAGCTCACAGCAACGATGCAGGCTGAGATTCTTCAGCAAGCAAAGGACGAGTTTCCGCGTGAGAGCTGCGGGCTGATCGCTGTTGTCAAAGGGCGTCGGCGTTACTTCCCGTGTCCAAACATTGCTGAAACGCCTGATGAGCATTTCATTCTTGACGGCTGGAACGAAGTAGAGGATAAGGGTGAGGTCGTCGCTGTTGTCCACAGTCATCCCACGACCAATCCTGCTCCATCACCAGCTGATCGTGTTGCGTGCGAAAAGTCCGGTCTGCCGTGGTTCATCGTCAACCCAAACACTGAAGGTTGGGGATACTGCGAGCCAGATGGCTTCGAGCTTCCGTATGTGGGACGTGAGTTCGTCCACGGCATTGTGGACTGCTACAGCCTTTGCCGTGATTGGTACGGAAGGGAGTGGGGGCTTGAGTTGCAGGATTATGACCGTCGAGATCAGTGGTGGGAGCACGGGGAAAACCTGTATTTAGAGAACTTCCAGAAGGAAGGGTTTCACAAGATTCCGGTTGAGGAGCTGCAACGCGGTGATGCGTTGTTGATGCAGTTGGTTTCACCCGTTCCAAACCATGCTGCGATCTATCTGGGTGACTCTCAGATCTTGCATCACGTACAGGGAAGGCTGTCGAGCAGGGATGTTTACACCCTTGGCAGCAGTTACTATGGCAAGAGCACTGCTTGCGCCTTGAGGCATGAAAGTCGTTAAGGT